TGATTGGCACATTTTAATGCCAGCAATCTTTGCAATTGCATAAGCATCATTTGTTGGTTCTAGAGGACCAGTCATCAACTGATCTTCTGTGATCGGTTGAGTTGCAAACTTAGGATAGATGCAAGAAGAACCAAGGAATAAAAGTTTCTTCACACCAAAGTTATAAGATTGCTGAATGATGTTAGTTTGAATTTGCAAATTCTCAGTTAGAAAATCTGCCTTATAGTTGCTATTTGCCATAATGCCACCAACTTTGGCAGCAGAAATAAAAACATATTCAGGTTCTTCTGAGCAGAAGTATCTTTCTGTCTCATCTTGATTTGTAAAGTCTACATCATCTCTAGTACCTTTGATGATATTAGTATACCCTTTACCCTCAAGGTTCCTCACAATTGCTGATCCAACCATTCCATTGGCACCAGCAACTAATACTCTAGATTCACTGTCCATAAATGCACATATCCTCAATTAATTGATCAAATGAAATCTTAGGTTCCCAACCTAATTCAACTTTTGCCTTAGTGGCATCACCTAACAAAGTCTCTACTTCAGCAGGTCTAAAATATTTAGGATCAATTCTAACAACTACAATTCCAGTATTTTTATCTACTGCCATTTCATTAAGTCCTTCTCCTTGCCATTCAAGATTAAATCCAAAATATGGTGCTGCTTTTTCTACAAATTGTTTAACTGAGTATTGTTTTCCAGTAGCAATAACATAATCTTCAGGTTTATCTTGTTGAAGCATTAACCACATTGCTTCAACATAATCTTTTGCATGTCCCCAATCTCTTTTGGCATATAGATTTCCTAGTGCTAAAGAATTTTGAAGACCACAAGAGATTTTAGATAATGCCCTGACAATTTTTCTAGTTACAAAGGTCTCCCCTCTTCTAGGGGACTCATGATTAAAAAGAATACCAGTGCAAGCATACATGTCATATGCTTCTCTATAGTTTTTAGTAATCCAATATGAATATAATTTTGCTACACCATAAGGAGATCTTGGGTAGAAGGGTGTTGTTTCTTTCTGAGGAATCTCTTGAACAAGACCATACAGTTCACTAGTAGATGCTTGGTAGATTCTAACTTTCTCCTCCATACCAAGAAGTCTGACTGCCTCTAGAATCCTCAGTGTACCAACACCATCAACATCAGCAGTGTATTCAGGCATCTCAAAGGATACCTTTACATGACTTTGTGCAGCAAGGTTATAGATTTCATCTGGTTGAACTTGTTGAATAACTCTAACTAAGTTCGTAGAATCAGTAAGGTCGCCATAATGCAGATTAATTCTATCATATACATGATCAATACGATGCGTATTGATAAGGGAAGACCTTCTAATAATACCATGAACTTTGTAACCTTTTTCAAGAAGAAGTTCTGTGAGATAGGATCCATCCTGTCCTGTAATACCAGTGATAAGTGCTGTCTTCATATATTAGATACTTTTACCCATTATACAAAAAAAGAGGGGTCTTGTAAACCCCTCTTAATTCCGTATTTGCAGGCTCGCCACCAATTCTTTTACTGGAAATTGGAAACCAGGCGGGAGTAAGATCCCATCCGCACCACTTGCTCTTGAAGGAAGCAAGAAACCTAAGGGGGTCATATGACTCCACCAGGATTTTTAAAGTCTCTCCATGACTGAGGGGGTTCATCCCGACCAGGGTGCTTTTAAAGTCATCCCAAGACTATGGGAATACTGGGAGTTGAACCCAGACTAAGCCCTTATAAGGAGCCCGCTCTAACCATTAAGCTATACTCCCATCAAATTCAACAAGCTTCATCATGTTCAAAGTAACCATCATAATAATCAGAATAATCATCATATGGCATGAGAACACAATCTCTATTGTCTGTGGTTCGTATGAGGAAGTGTTCCCCATTTTCAACTCTTTCCATTACTTGTTCAAAGTTTTCCTCTAAGTCTTCCAAAGTAATCTCAGTCATTTCTCCTGGTTGTGTATGATCATTATACCTATGATGGGAACCATTGTCAACAGATAACACAGTGTTGCAAGGGTTATGTTATTATTTAATATACTTGATATTAGGTGTGTCATTGTGGATATGCGTGTGTGAGTCCCCAATAGACAAATAAACTTATAGATGCAAACATCAATGCTGCTTTAGTGCCTAGGTGGTTCATCTTTCATTTCCTCAGATGCTAAACGTAGGATGTAGTAAATGCAGTATAGAGTAAAAGTTAATCCACATGAAAGAATTATAATAACTCCCCAAGGTAAATTGCTCATGAGTTTAAGGTAATTTTAAGCCATGGAAGTAAAGGAGGAATTGCCCCCACTAATCTTAAAAGTCCTTCTGCAAATAATGCTAGGACTACCCACCCAACACACATACTAATAATAGAAGCATTTCTATTATGTTTTCGTATAGCAGCATCAATCATTTCTTGACACTGGTTTTTTGTCACATAATGTTCTGGAGAAAGTTGATTCATTCTATGACTCATTTCATATTTTCCCAAAACTTATCCATAGGATCAACACCAGTTTTTAAAATTTGACATGCTCTTTTGTAGAACATATTGTTGGTGTTACCAGATTGTTCAAAAGTTTCTTTTATTTTCACCCAATTTTCATAGGTGTGCTTGTCCATTTGAGTTAGACATAGTACTACTATATACTAGTCAGTAATTTTCAGTTGTCAGGTTTTGTGTTTATTTCAAAACTTTTTTAGATGATCTTCAAGTCTATGCAACAGTTTTTCCATCTTGGGCATATCAGGCACTTCAAGATTTGAGACATACAAATACTCATCTAATGCAATGGTAAGTAGTTCAATATCTCCTTTGGAAAGAGTTGGGGATTCCCAGGTCATCTAATTTCAAACTCCAGTTTTCTAACTTTACGATTTTTTCTTGATTCTTGAAAAGCAAGATCCTCTCTTGATAAGACAGAGTTGCTTTCCTTCTTTAGTATATTACTCACTATTTCAACTTTTGTCAAATCAATAGCAGTAATAGTTTCTCCTCTTATAGTCGTTAAATTATCACACCCACAACATTTAGTGTGAGAAGAATGTGATTCTAAAATTGTATTGCAATTTTTGCATCTTATTTTTAACATTGTCTTATATAAGTAGCAAGCGGGTAAGGGGATTCGAACCCCTGACTACAACTTGGAAGGATGGTATGTTACCACTACACCATACCCGCATTTAAAATAACTATAAACTCTTTAATTCTTAATGTCAACCCATGGAGCAACAATTCTCATAGGTGGGGAAAGTGCTTTACACTCTTTAGTGTAACATAAACTTTCATCATTTTTTTCATCAATATATTTTGGTTTATCTACTTGTGCTGGGGATAAACCTGTCTGTTTCCAGTAATCATCTATTGCTTTATCTACATCTCTAGTGATTCTTCTGTTTAATTTCTCAGGATCTTTAAGTATAAACTCATTAAGAATAGTTTGTGGGAAATATTTTTTTTGAATCTCATCCAGTAAGTCCCAAAGTCCATTTTCTGATACCCCTGTACATTGTGAGAGTGCTGCAATAATAGAAGATAATACAATTCCTATTATAGCATATTGTTTTATATCAGGTTTTTGTTTGCCAAATTTAAACATAAGGGGAGTATATAACTCCCCCATATTTATTCTATTGGATCAAACCTCCACTGTAACTAAACGATTGACATATTCATAGGCATAATTGGTTCTAGCACCATGAATGCCCCAACCAATCCAACTATAAGCATAATCCATATATCTATCAATGGATTTACCAGGGGATTTCATCCTATCTTCTATTCTCTTCCATTGAACTTCATTTGTCAAGTATTTGAGTTGGGTACTCATATCAGATGGATTGCCACCATATTTTCTGGCAAAGTCACCCAGTCCATAATACCTGTTGGCAGATGTCCATTGAATCAGTCCATAACCACGACCGCAGTGATGGTACTGAGTCCTACTACCCCCTTCACAAATATTAGGCACGAACATAGATTCCTGCTTAATATTGCCCAGGATAGTAGCAAGGGCGTTTCTGTCTTTAATTCCTTGCCCTTGGAAATAATCCAATGCAAGTGATTCATGTTCTGAACACCCTTTACAAATTAGCCTTTTCTCTTTTGGCTTTGGTAGTGCAACCTCTCGGATTGCTGTCTTCTTTTCATCTACAAGATTGAATTCTTTAATAATAGAATAAGGTTTTGTTTCCACTGGAGGTGGTGGTCCTTGTAACTTGTAGTTGACGAATGGCAGTGATGCCGTACTGGTTGTAACCGTTGCCAGGAGAGGCAGGGCTACTGTAAAGATTGATTGCATTTAAAATAATTGAACTCTACATCCTAATAGAGAAAGCGCACTTCCCCTTTTTCAAGGGGCAATCTCCTAGGCTCTAATGTCATTGTCAAAGACTAATAACAGATTAATAATATCAGTCTATTTAGGATTTGTCAATATTGGTCCAAATAATCTAAAGACAAGACTTGGATATCCTCCTTTTGGACTACCCAATCTCTAATCTCATCATAGAGTGCTTGTGCGTCTTTTGTTCTGCCTTGGGCACACAGTTCATGCATCCTATCAATAATGCTATCAACTCTATTCTGACAGAGCATCTGCATTTGAGTTGGGTTCATAATAATCTTTCCTAAAGTACCTAGACAGGATGTTGCTATTATAGTACTTGGGGATACCACTGTCAAGGGATTCAGTCAAAACATTATTCAGGAACAGTTGTCTTGTTTCTTCAAAGTTGCACTTTCCTTTTGTTTTATGGAGGCTAAGTATAGTTCTGTCCACTGACTCTTTTCCCCAAAGTTCAATGTCAACTTTGAGTTCTGGACAGGATCCATAATACTTTTTCCAATCAGACTCTGATTTAACTTTTCTAGATTTTCCCTTCGGTGTGCGGAAAGACCAGAAATATTTTCTGCCAATGTAACTACGACCAGTTTCCCTACAGTAAAGATGATAAACAAAACCAAAATGATCTTGAATATGATCTGAATCAAAAATCTCGCCATCATAGGTCCAAGGATTTTCGTAACTCATTTAATACATTGTATATTTTGAGCTATTATTTATCTTGAACCCTTACAGAGTTATTCTATTTACTTTCTGAATTCTTGTCAACCCCTGCTTTCCTCTCTCTGATCTTGGAGATCAGGGCATTAAGCTTCTCCCTCTTGGCAACATCAGAGGGTTTCCTGCCCCTCCTAGGACCCTCTGGTGGGGTTAACTCCTCATTCATCTCTCTACCCCATATCTTCTGTCAGACTTGGAGGTATCCATTCTTTCCTTTGCTTGCTTAGTAGCAGTAGCATACATCACTTCTTTTGCTCTCTTACCATATCTCTCTTTGAATCCAGCAGCAGACTTCTTCATTCCTGTTACAAGTCTTTCCTTCTCTGCCTTTTCAGTAGGATCAAGTGCCCTTTCACCTAGGTGATCTGCAGCCTTATATCCTTTGTGACCTGCTTTGTAATTCTGATATGCTTTTGTATTTCCAGTTTTATCTGCTTTTGTTACTACCATTCTCTTATCTTCTGGTTCTTTCTTTTCACCACCATACACTGCCTCATCAACACAGTTAGGTACTTCCTTACCACCCTTCATTTTGGTTGAAGGACTGCCAAGTTTCTTACCAGTCCAGCACTTTGAAGCACCAACATTCTTTCTTGCTTGTCTGATACCTTCAATGATTTGATCCAGTTCTTCTACATTGAGAGTCTTAGGATATCCCTTTTCTCCTGGTTTAGCAGGACTTTCACCACGTTTTCTCTTAGCATGAATGTTATCCCAAAGACCTTTCTTCTCTTCCAAGTCAGTTTCTTCAAAATGCTTTCTTGCTGCTTTGACCATATCAGCATGTGCCTTGGTCTTCTTCATGTCAGCAATTGCCTTCTCATTATTCTTCTGACGCTTATTCATATCAGTTTCCAGATATGAATCATCCTTTTTCTCATCAACAAACTCTTCTTTTACTCTGGCTCTGGTTTTTCCACCATACTTTGCAGCAACTGAACGCATTTTATCTGCTCTGTCATAATCTCTTTTTTCTTTTGCAGCATCACCAGAATCACCTGCAGTTTCTCCAGAATCCATAGCATCATAAACTTGTCTATCAACTTTCTTATGAGGGAATGCTTGTTTTGCTTCACCAAGTCCAAGTGCCTTTCTTGCCTTTGCTCTTTCTTCTGGAGATGGTTTTTTTGAAGGAGCAAGATCTTTGATTGAATGAGTTGCCTTACCAACTTTAGCAGGTGCTGAAGGCATCTTTTCCATACGGGAAGCCATTCTATTCTCATCAACAACTTCACCTTCTGGATTATAAGAATCTGCCATTCCATGAATGTGCTTGCCCTTTGACTTCTTATCTTCTCTCTCAGCAGACTTTGATTCTGAATCTGAATACTTTTTAGCAACCTTAGAATCCATTCTGCTTGCTTTTTTATCAGCAATCTCTGCTCTTCTTAATGCTCTTTCTTCTGGATCTAATGCTTCTTGATAGATTGCTAAGTATGCTTCTTGTAAATTATTCATGACGCACAAAGACTTTTCAATTATTTATAAAAAAAAGAGGGGCAAATGCCCCTCTGATCAAAGTTGAAACCCTGCAAAGGTATCTTTCTTTACGTCTTGTTTAATACCACCAACCACATATGACTCTACTTCTGTTTCCTGTGGAGCAACTTGTAGTCCTTTAGAACTGATCCAATGCTCAGTCCAAGGTAGTGGATTGTTCTTTGCTGGTACATCATAGATTGGTTTCAATCCAATAGCACGCATTCTTCTATTGGCAATCCACTCAACATAATTGTTGAGAAGTTTGTCATTCAAACCAATCATAGATCCATCTTTGAACAAATACTCTGCCCATGATTTCTCTTGATCTACACAAGTTTTAAATGCATTGATTACCCAATCTTGCTCTTCTTTAGCAATCTGTTGCATCTCTGGATCATCCCCTTCATTCCACTTATTGAGGATGTTTTGAGTAATGACAAGGTGCTGATTTTCGTCTCTGGCGATGAGAGAGATAATTTTAGCGGATCCTTCCATAAGTTTGAGTTCACCAAACGCAAACGAGCAAGCGAAAGAGACATAGAATCTGATACCTTCGAGAATATTGACATTTGCTATTGCCCTGTAAAGTTTCCTCTTTAATTCAATTCTTCCTTCTCTTGCATATCCTGCACCCTCTTGTGCAAAAATCCACTCATTAGAAGTTCCATATTGTTGAGCAGAATTAATGAAATCATCATATGCTCCTGTGACAGAAGATGCTCTCTCCAGGATCCTTTCATTATTTAAGATAGTATCAAACACCTCTGTTGGATCAGAGTAAACATTCTTAATAATGTATGTGTAAGATCTGGAGTGGATCATTTCCATAAATTCCCACACAGTCATACATGCTTCCAATTCAGGAAGAGAACAATATGGAATGAATGCCATACCAGGACCTCTTCCCTGAACAGAATCTAGAAGAATCTGATACTTCAAGTTAGAAGTAAAGATGTGTTTCTGCTCTGGTCTAAGAGTTTGATAGTCAGCACGATCTTTCTGGAGAGATACCTCTTCAGGTCTCCAGAAATATCCCAGTTGCTGTTGAGTCAACTTATCAAAAACAGGATACTTGTATTGATCATATCTTTGAACCCCAAGAGGGTTTCCAAAAAACATTGGTTGCTTTTTGGAATCCACTGGAGTTGTATTGAATACTGTCATTCCTTTAATATTCTCTTCTGAATTGACTCTAAATTTTGCAACTGTCACAATCATCCTCTCCTTTTGAACTTAAAATTTCTTCAATTAAATCATTAATGTTTTGGGTTGGTTCTTTAATTTCATCAGTCTTATTATCATATGTATTCTGATAATAAGATGTCTTCCAACCATACTTATAAGTTGTTAGAAAATCCTGTGCCATTACTGAAGTAGGAACTTCATTATCCTCATAATTCTCTGGGTTATAGGACCAGTTTCCAGAAATTGCTTGATCAAAGAACTTCTGCATAATTGCAACAATATTAATATACCCACGATTGCTAGGCATATCCCAAAGAAGCGTATAATTGTTTTTAAGTGTTTGGTACTGTGGAACAATTTGCTTAAGGGGTCCCTTCTTGCTCTTTTTAACAGACAAGAATCCTCTAGGCGGTTCGATTCCATTGGTTGCATTTGACACAACGGAACTGCTCTCTGAAGGCATCTGTGCCGACAATGTGCTATGTCTAAGTCCATGTGCCTGAATTTCGGCACGTAAAGTCTCCCAATCATGCTGGTATAGAATTGAAGTAATTTCGTCTACATCTTTTTTGTAAGTATCAATTGGAAGAATGCCATCAGAATACTTAGTTCTATTAAAGTATTCACAAGCACCTTTCTCTTTGGCAACTTGATTAGATGCCTTTAAGAGATAATACTGGAATGACTCAGAGAGACCATGAACTGCATCCCATGCTTCCTGAGAATCATATCTGAATCCCAGTTTAGCAAGATAATGTGCAAGTCCAATATAACCAACACCCAAAGATCTACGTGCTTTTGTAGATTTTTCTGCAGCAATTACAGGATAATCTTGATAGTCAATCAGTTCTTCAAGACCTCTAACTGAAAGATCACACAGTTCTTCAAACTCTTCATCATCTTTGACTTTGCCTACATTAACTGCAGACAGAATGCAAAGAGCAATTTCACCATCAGGGTCATCAATATGATTTAGTGGTTTTGTTGGAAGAGTAATTTCCTGACAAAGATTACTCATCTCAATCTTATCCTTAAAGGAAGAGTGAGAATTACAGTGATCAATGTTCATGATATAGATTCTACCAGTTTCTGCTCTCTCCTTCAAGAGGTCCAGAATGAGTTCTTGAGCATTGATAGTTTTTCTAGAAATAGATTCATTTCGTTCTGCATCCAGATATAAATCGTCAAATCCATCAAGCCCAAAATTAGCACTAAGCTCAGGAACGTCATGTGGACTGAAGAGTGAGATATCTTGGTTACTGATGAATCTTTCATAGAACAGTTTACTGATTTGAATTGAGTAATCTAGTTTTCTTACTCTATTGTCTTCTGTGCCTTTATTGTTTTTAAGAACAAGAATGTCCTCTATTTCTTTGTGCCAGATGGGAAAGTGGACAGTAGCACTTCCACCACGAATCCCATTTTGTGTGCAGCATCTGACAGTTGCTTCAAACTTTTTGAGGAATGGGACAACCCCTGTATGAGCAACTTCTCCCCCTCTGATCTTAGAATTGATTGCACGGATTTTGCCTGCATTGATACCAATTCCTGCTCTTTGAGCAACATACCTGCCAATTGCCATATCAGAACTGAAGATGCTGTCAAGGGAGTCATCAACATCAACAAGAACACAACTTGCAAATTGGCGAAGTGGGGTTCTAACACCTGCCATGATTGGCGTAGGAATGTTGATTTTGTGCTTGGAGATTGCATCATAGTATCTCTTTACATATGAGAGTCTGGTTTCTTTTGGATACCTAGCAAAAATAGTTGCAGCAATCAACATATACATGAACTGTGGGGTTTCATAAACCTTACCACTGCTTCTATCTTGTACAAGATACTTATCTACTACTTGTCTGAGTCCAGCATAAGTAAATAGATAATCACGATTATGATTTATGTAGTGACCAAGTTTGTTCAATTCATCTTCACTATAGTTAGTCAGAATGTCAGGGTCATATACTCCTAGATTGACACAATTGTTAACATGCTCAAACAGTGAAGGATGATCCTGAACTCTTCCATAAAGTGACTTTCTCACTGCAAACAGAAGGAGTCTTGCTGCCACAAATTGATAGTTAGGATTATCAAGATCAATTAGATCAGATGCAGATCTAATTAAAATCTCTTGGATCTCAGCAGTTGTAATACCATCATAAAACTGAATACCAGAATGCATTTCAATCTGAGATGCAGATACACCAGCAATGTCTTTACATGCCTCTTCTACCATCAGATGAAGTTTGTTCAGATCTAGTGCTTCAATAGATCCATTTCTCTTAACTACTTTTGTTCCGTTGCTCATACTCGTTTCCAACTAATAAGTTTTGCTTTTGCTTCTAGGCCAGAATAGGTATTAAATTCTAGCAGAGGATTCACATCATGTCCAGACAGTACCATGTCATTAATATCTTTTTCTTTTAGATCTTGTGGCCAAATGACTACAGGGAAATGTAGATCAATTGCTTTTGATATTCTATCTACGATCTGTTTGTTTCTTTTTTCATTATCATAAACCATTACAAACTTAGTCTCAAAATTTGTGACAAAAAACATTCTATCAATATCAGCACCAACCATAGCAATAGCATTTTCCAAGAACATACTATCAAATGGACCCTCTGTTATGTAAACAGTTTTGTCCCAATCAACTCTATCAAGTCCATATATTTTTGGATGATGCTCTTCTAAGATAATTGTAATGTATTTAATTTTTGATTTTGCATTTAGACTACGACCTTGAAACCCAAATAATTTCCCATGATTGATAAGTGGGATGATGATCCTTGGTTCATCTTGGTCTGTAGAATCAAATGTATGTTTTTGTTGATTAGTCCATTCTTTAAATTTTTCACAATAATATAATTGATCATAGAACTTTTTTGGAATTTGTCTCTGATCTACATATTGTCTTGCTGGATGTGTAGTATTTAGATCTGCCAGGGTAGGGAGGTCTACAATTTTCAGGGGTTGAGGATTTTCAGAATTCTTGAAAAACTTAGGTTCTTGAAAATTGAAGTCAGGATCTGCAGTGTTGGATCCTT